GTGAAGACGAAATAATAGGGTATACAGATCGCCAAAACTCAGTTACCATGTGGTTATCGATAAAAGCAAGCTCGTCCAAAATCAAAACATTACACGAATCACCGCGGCCAGCGTCACTTGATGTAGTTGAGATACCTATACTAGAGCCGTTAGCAAGAGTCATGGAAGTCTTACCGTATTCAATAACACCCGGTTTTAGGTAGTTAGGTAACTGTTCATACGCCATTCGAATACGCTTAAAGATATTAATTGCAGTTAGCTCTTTATTAGCAACAACAAGAATACGCTGATCTTCCTGGAAGCATGCTATCCATAAAGCGTATATCGTCATAATTGTAGTTTTTCCCGATTGTCTACTCGACAACATAATAACAAACCTATTATCTCTTAAAGTTTTTAGTATTCTTTTTTGATATTTGTGTAACTCAATTAACATCTTACCCTTATCGAGATTGATAATAAAGAAGAAATTCTCTGCAAAATGTAGGATATTGCTCCTACATTTGTTAAGATTCTGTATCCAGTTAGGGTTATCGCTATAATCGAATTCCGCGTGCTGAGTAGGTAGGTTTTTATTTCCGAGATAAAACTCTTTTTTTACTTCACGTGGCATATAAGTATATTTACGTACATGAATAGTAAAAACGACCTCACACTTATCAGTAATCTATACAGCGCTACTCTAAACGAGGCCGCGAAGCATAGTATTCCAAAGGATACCTTTAAGATTGCAACCGATAAAAACCCCAAGATAGCCAAGGCTTTCGATAAAGCATTCGTTAAAGGTACTGGCCCCGAAAATGCAAGCGGCGTCGACAAAAACATTATAGACCCAAAAACTATGTCTAAGGGTAAGATGAAAAAAAATTTACAAGAACCTGCAAGATTCTCGCAAAAAAATGAATCAAAGGAAATAAATACTTACATGAGCAAGAAATTTGATGATTTATTTAAAGATGTAATCAACGACAAGCTACGCCTCGAAGATCACGATATCGAAGCTGTTGAAGATATTGCCGCCATGCCTGAGGTGGACGGCGCTGGTGTCGATGATATCGATGCTGATGCAGATGCTGATTTTAAATCCGATATGTCTCCTAACGACATGCTTGACCAAATTCAGGGTCTTCTCGACGATCTACGCGCCAAAATCGGCGACGAAGAGGGTATCAAAGATGAAGATGAAGGAGGCTTTGAAGATGACGACGCCAGTCTCGAAGAAGGCGAAGAAGACTACGCTAGTGCCGAAGAAGGCGAAGAAGGTAGTTGCGCGACGACCGTCCCTGCAATGGAAGAGATCGAGATGAAAGAGGTTAAAAATTCTGAAGGCGAGAAACTCCAGCATAAGAATAACAAGGTAGGCGGTGTAGCCGGTAAGGTCGCCGGCGGTAAGGCTCAGAACGTTAGTGACTATAAAGTAGGTTATAACCAGGGCGAAGCTAAGGAGTCGGATCTACATGACCCTAAGAAGCGAGTAGTTCAGTCTACAGTTAAAGCCGGCAGACAGATCGGACACTAATCCAATAGTAGTGCGATGCAGTTTTAAAGCCCCTTGTTGTTAAACCAGCAAGGGGCTTTTTATTAAATATTTGTATGCAGAGTTTTAATGATTTTTTTAAAGCAGGTAAAACCCCTACTTCAAAGCCGAGACATATGAAAGCTTTTGATTATCAGCCTATAAATAGAAAATCTACTGACTTTGTACCGAAGTCACATCAAGTTAAGCATGATAATGTTAAGTATCTGAATGTTAAGGATGGTAGATCAAGGTTTGAAATTTTGCTGCCTAAGGATATGAGCGAATTAAGGAAAAAATTTGGATTTAAGTCGCATATCGACAAGATCGTAAAATTAGGCAATACGGGGTTAAGACTACAAAGAAGAGGCAACCGTTTTATACTATTTAGATAATGTCTAATAATTATTATAAAGGCTCAACCGAGCTAAAGTATTACCCGATATCTAACCCGGTAAATAGTTGCTTTAGATTCACAGACAAGCAATCGATTGATTGTGATATCAGTCTGTTTAATAATTATTGGAGAGAGCATATTCAACTATACGGCCAGCAGGTTAACTACTATGTTAGTACGTTTAACTTAGCTTCTGCAGATGCCCTTTACGGTGAACAGCCTGCCAGTATATACCAGGCACCATCATCGATTATCTTCGGCATTAATCTTAATGAAAATGCATTATTGTTAAGTAAATACGGTCTTGTAAGTGATGACGAGATAACCGCATTTGTTCATATGGAGTCTTATCGCGAGATATTTGGTGCTAATGCTGAACCTAAATCAGGAGATATTTTTAGTTTATATGAATATGGCGACGATAGACCCGGCGATAGAGGGCCAAATTTCTACGAAGTTACCCAACGGCAGGATCAAGATATTGCACAGATTAACCCGCTCGCGGGTCATTACGTATGGTTATTAAAAGGTAAGAGATATGAATATAGTTTTGAGCTGGGACTAAGTGGCGAGACAGGTAACGATCAAGTATTTGATGATACAGTTGCACCAGGAGTATCTGGTGCTGAGAAACCATACGCCTATGATGTTAATACAGAAGGTCAAGCTATATTCAACTACAGCCAATCTCCAGGATTCGACAGCGTGTATGGCGGTTACTGATCGAACTGTATTTTATTACCTAATATAAAGTTCGCGCGCGCAGATGGAAATACTTCATCGATATATCGTTTAATATTGCTTGATTTTCTCGATACGTATTTATCTGCGTCTACATTAAGCGATAACGCCTTATTAGATATAACGTTAACAGCATCACACAGGCACAGCCATCTTATATATTCATCAACACCCCTGTCTATCTGCTGACTTTGAGTACTAGGTTGTAATATATTCTTTTGAGAGATTATCGACATATCCAATTAGAAAAAATACGAAATCGTTATTATTACTGTGCTGACTTCCGGTGGAAAGACACGAACATACATTATCAAATAAATTTGTAACAAGTTGAAGTTTCTGTAACTCAAATGATCGGATCTCTTCGGATATATTAGCGGTACGTATTTGTTGAGAAGCAAATACATTATAACTCTTCATTATAGATCGAAGTACTTCCTCGTTATTTGTATGCTTACCCCGAGCAAAGGTACTACCTAAAAACCAAGCATTATATTGCTCTTTCGAAGCATATCGCTTAAAGTAAGTTTCAATTTGATCGTTCATCTAATTAACGGTTCCATCCGTCTGGATATTAAAATTAGTTATTATCCCCGCATCTACGGGTTGCGTTTTTAGGGTAGTACTAACTTTAATGTTAGCGTTTATAATCTTATTACACTTAATGCATTTATAACTATTTTCTCTACCCATTACTATATTAACAGTCTCAACGTTAGCGACTCCACAAGGACAGGTCAGATTCGCCGTCGTTAATGCACTTGCAATAGCTAGTTCAATTTCTTGTTGACGTACTCTTTTTAAGGCAGAAAGCTCAACTGCGTAGGTTACGCTAAAGTGTAATATTACTTGACTGAGAAAAAATAATAAAAACCATTTCGCAAAATTTTGCGCTGTTTGACCGTCAAAGCAAAGATATGCTAACACTGCTGATATTGAGCAGAGGATTGATATAGATACGGATACCTTTTTAACCATATATCATAATATGGTCTAATCCGATAAAAACAACTAGATATCGCCGATTATTCGTGTGGCGAATTTGAGGTGATTAGTGGTTGCGGTAATTTGTCGACGAGCTCTAATTAATTTGTTTTTATCTTCCTCAGATCTAGCTAAATTTGACCTAAGAGCATTATCTAGGCTATGTCTAATGTTAGCTAATGATAGTATTGCATCACCTATCGACGCAGGTACGCTGACGAGCAGAGGGTGTAGAGATTTTGTCTGCTTTACATTATTAGGAAATTGGTCTGTTTCGCCAGATACGCCAAGTAATTTACCTAGGCTAGTAGGCATCGCGCTCTGACTGCTAAATCCTGGGCCTTCCACCCATCTACTGGTAGCCATTGTTGCATCTTCAAAAACAATACTCTTTTTCACATAATTACTTATTCTTCGAATATAAAAGAATAAGTAATTAAAATTATGAGATTCCGAAATCGATTTGTTACGTTACTCGAGCAGGAAAATGAGCCAACTCCTAACCCGATCGTTGACGCATCTCCTGAAGATGAACGTGCTGCAATGGCTAGCACGTTAGACAAAGGTGCTACACCAACCGACTACGATGTTCCTGCACCTGCGCCCAGAGCTGACGTCGAAAAGCAACAGCAGGTACAAGAACTTAAGAATTGGATATCTCAGATTGATAATTTTATTGAAATGCTAAACGCGCCTAAGCCTACATCTATGCAGAGCAAGTTGCACTCCGCTCAATGCGATACGATGTTTGACGATATTGCACGAAGTGAGAAAAAGAAAATATCTAGATTGGCTGCAGAACTTAGCGCTCTATCCGAGTCGCTAAAGGGTTATCTCATTTCTTCGAACACTTAATATTGCCTAAAAGCATCTTAGCTTTTAGCCCTGAGCTGGTATTAGAAAGGACGAAATCAATTTCAATTTCGTTCTTTTTTTGATCTATAATTATATCGTTAAAGTCTTTATATTTTTCGCCAAACTCTCTAGGCCATATAAAGACCTGCTCTCCTTGATTTATAAGAATACTCGTTTTAGTATTAGAGGCTTTATCAAGCCACTGAGAATCTAGTACCCATATCCTCTTATGCAGGGGGAATGCTCTTAGCTGCTCGGTTTGAAGTGCTGTTAAGTGTTCGTGACTATTTTCCTGAATACCGCAAACAGCTACTCCGTTTTTGGTAAAAAAGGAATTAATAGGTCCCTCGAAGATTAAGATATTATCAGTATTACTGTCTATTGAATCGATACCGTACAGTGACTTAGGGCAATTAACCTTTCCAAGATATTTCGGCTTAGTATCGTCGGGGTATATCGACCGTGTCTGATAAAAAATAATCTCCTTGTTTCTATTATAGAATGGAATTACTAAACGGTTTTTATGTACAAAATCCGTGAGACTCAACCACAAACTTCGCGGGCGATTCACCGCATGTATTATCCTTCTCTTACTAATTATTTTTAAAGCATCTATAACCGATTGCTCTTTAATATAAAATTCTACCTGCTTTTTATCGAGTAGATTTATACTATCCTTAGGGAGTATTTCTATGTTTACTCGCTTTTGGGGTTCCTCTGTCTTAAACGAGGCAGGCAGCTTATCATGCTCATTCGAGTCAATTAGCAATTCCTTAAATGTTTTACCGGTAACTTCAATTAACCAGTTGGTGCTTGATCCCCGCCAGCCGCAATTATGGCAGCATATGTAGTTCTTTTCGACGAGGTAGTAGCAACGCTTTTTCTTTAACCAGGAGAGGCCTTCTTTACAAATATAACACGAGCCCTGATAGTTATTCAAGTAACGAGAGTACTTGACTCCGCCATTGAATTCATAAAATTTTTCTACGGTGTAATCAACCGGTATCACCAATTAAGATAGGTGATTTAGATACTGGTATCAACCATTTGACCGGTCTTGAGATCTTTTACCGAAATGATACCTTTTCTAATAAAGGCACCTGATGCGGGATCAATGTAGTGTGCTTCAGTAATCTCTTTATTACCAGTTATATATGATTTTATCAGCGGTTTTACCGGTTGGCCGCTAATCGGCGATGTGATGATCTTTGGGGACGTATACATTTTAATTACTTAATCTCCGTACAATTCCTTTTAAACTGTAAAATTACCGTTTTATAGACATCGGCAGGTATTACCTCGACAAATTCAATTATACCGTTCTGCCACCCTGATTCGAATTTATCAGTAGGTATATATCTATTTTTCATTACCGGTATACTTAGAAAAGTATACCGGTGATTTGTTTTTTCTATAAAAATCATTATCTCGCCAGCATACCTACCGCGCTTTACCGCAAAAGATTGTCGTAATTGAGGTATCATTTAAACTCCTTATTTGCAGTAGACCTGGATGGGTCACATACACTGACACCTGTTCTACGCTGCATTACCCTCACAAACTCTGCTGCATCTAATAAACTATCTGCAGTCCCGGTATCTAGCCATGCGGTACCGGGGTCAAGTAGCCTAACCTCTAACTTACCCTCTTTTATATATAGATTGTTTATATCTGTAATTTCGAGTTCACCGCGCGGTGAGGGAGTTAAGGATTTCGCTTTGTTAATACACGAGTTATCGTAAAAATATAGCCCCGGTACTGCATACATCGATACAAACTCAGTTGGCTTTTCGACAATACGCTTTACTTTTAGTTTACCGTCAAACTCTACAACGCCATACTCAGACGGGTTACCTACCTGGTAGCCAAATATAAGATTCAGACTATCTTTGGATTCATGAATAGATGTTAGCTGATTTTTGAACGCGGTACCATGAAATATATTATCACCTAGAGCTAGTACTACATCGCTCTTGCCTAGCCATTTTTCAGTAATGATAAACGCCTCTGCGATCCCTCGAGGTGCACTCTGTATGAAGTATGTGAACTGTAAGCCCCACTGTGAGCCGTCACCAAGAACTTTCTTAAATCTCTCAGTCTCTCCCTTAGCGACAATTATTGCAATCTCGGTAATACCACAATCTATGAGAGTAGATATAGGGTAATAAATTAATGGTTTATCATAAACTGGCAAAAGCTGTTTACTAGTTCCTCTAGTTAGAGGATAAAGACGTTTACCTCTGCCGCCTGCAAGAATAATACCTTTTCTATTCATTGCGATAGACACGCTGATCACGTATACAGGCTTGAATTGACCCCATTACTTCAGGTAGCTGAAATCCAATAGATCTAATCTTATCCGTACTTATAACAGTATTAGACCTATTAGCTGTCATTTTCAACTCGGTGTCGTCGACAAATAACCACTTACTATCTATACCATATTTCTTAAAGATTGTTATAATCACCTTATTCGTTACAATACCTTCGTTTACGACGTTATAGATATCAAAGGGCTTTACAAAATAATTATTAGCAATAAATTTACCAATAAATACCGTTAAGTCGTGTACACTAGTCATTGAATTCTCATGAGAGATGAGACGAGTATACTTCGCTAATTTAAACAGAGTGTTCCTTACGTTACTTAGATCGCTACAAAACGGCATTCTAATTCTAAAAATTACACCGTAATCTATAGCCTTTATACTCTCTTCTGCAGCATGCTTAGATTTTGAGTAGAAGCTGCTCTTATTACTATAGAGCCCGAAGTTAGGTACATCTTCTTCAGTGTAACATTTATCGTAGCTATCGTAAATGCATCCACTAGAAATATGAATAAATTTACAGTCTGCACGTTTAGCAGTAAGAGCTAACTTAGCCGGTAATATTGCATTTAAGTACCAACAATCTGGCTTATTTTCATCTCTCTCGCATGCATCTACGTTAGGTTTACCGGTATATCCTACGCAATTTATAATCACCACCTCGTCGTGAGACATCTTTAGCTCTGTAAGTCTTTTAAAAAGGTGGTCTTGATCAGTGTAGTCAAATTTTAACTTATTAACTATTTGTACAGTCTCTATAGAGCAGAGAGTAGATAGGTAACTCTGAAGATGGTTACCGATGTAACCTTTACCAAGAATAAGACAAGCAATAGACATTACTACAATTTAGCGAGATATCTACCTGATTCAACTCTCATCATCACTGTTAATATTACTACCACCCGTCGGCATTGCAGCATTGGTAAGAAGAGTGGTTAGACCGTCGGCACTCTGCTGGTTTCTAGCTAAGCATATACGAATTGCATTACCGTCCATATCATATCCTAGTAAAATATATGATTCTAGGTACTCCGACATCACGCTCGCTAAACGATGCAAATCGTCCTCTGTATTAATCTGCTTCGTGGGTCTCGATCTCTTTTCGGTCTGAACCTCTTTGATGAGCTTCCGTATCTCCGCCTGCTGCTTCTTGTGAGCCGACTTGCTCATTAACGGATCCGTGTTGCCACCCGCCGGCTGCTGGTTGTCTCGATTGATATCCATTTAAATTACTTAAGCCGGGCCGTATAAATTTACCCTTAAGCGCCCAATTATCCTTATTAGATATCCCATTATTGACAAGATACTCTGTAATGACTTCAATCGAATCTGTTTTAATAAAAAAGTTCTTTGGTATATTAAACCCACCGTCATTCAGTTCGAACTCGATATCCTTATTATTCTCTCTATTAAAGTAACAAGTTATATATACAGACGCTCCACCAGGATTAACGAGTATAGTCCAAGCACGTGAATCGTGCTTGGCATACTCTCTAAAAATTTTTAACACAACAAATCCGCTATCCCTCATCCGTTTTACAAAATAACCAGGAGTGCGGATCTTATTTTTACATCTACTGCTCATATTAGTTAATAAGTCCTGAGACAATATACTTCATATGTAAGTTAGTCTGCTTAATATCAAAAGTCAAGATACTTAGATTTTTTGAATATCGTACAAGGAGGTTCTCGTATGAGACTGCAGTTAATAGTCTCAGAATCTCAATGTTAATAGGCACTGATCGGGTAATAAGCTCACCAATAACCTCAGCGTTATTGCATAATAACTTCGTATAGGAGTCTACGTTATGTCTTGACTTATCTGTGATTTCGCCGTGAACTCTAGTATCTGTAAAGTTAAAGTAGACCTTGGTAATGTCGGGAAGTAAAAAGCTACTCTTCATTAACCATCTTATATCTTCGGTTAACACATGAAATTTATAATCGAAGGGTATACTATTAATTTTACCTATATTTAGTGCAGGTGAACTGATGATACCCTCTTCGTATAGATGAAACTTAAATCGAGTACCCTCTGAGTTATACCCGATACTATTCCTATCAATATTTAAAACAAAATTACTTGGTAATATTGACAGCAATTTCTGTAATTTCTTGAAATCAGGTATATTGAGTGTTAGATTCAACCCCTCGGGTATAGTATCGTCTATATACTCGCTATTTACAACTATCGTATTATCTGAAGTCGCGGTAATGCAGCTAAACTTCTTATTAGATAATTTGATAATTCCTGTATCACTTATCCTGGCTAAACCGCCTATAAATCCGTTTACAAACTCGGAGCTATTTGTAATGTTTAATTCCATTAACTTAGTGCATTAATCAGTCGCTGTATCAGGTTTTTTTTTGCGGATTTACAGATTTGCCGTCAGCTACATATCTTTCAATCGCGTTAAGAGTCGCTTCAAACTTATCAAAGCGTGCATTTAGCCTATTAAGTTGCTCAGCTATGTCCTTAGCTACATCGTATCTAAAATCAAATTCAAGTTGATCTTTAGGTACTACAGGTACTACAGGCGTTTGCATCGTGACAACTTGAATCGTAGGTAGTTCAACTTCTGTTGCGGGTACAGATTCAGATAAAATACCCGGCGACGGTCCACCGGGTATTTTATCTATAATATCTTGCGCGTTTATTGCGAACCCTTGTAGTGTATTAGTTTTATTGATAATATAACTATCTAGTTGACGGAGCTCTGACATATTTTGTCCCAGAAACTGGATCATTGCCATCTTAGCCTCGTCACCTGTTACGTCTACAATAGGGTCCATATTAATTCAGTTCGTTTAGTAGATCTTGAATTACTTTATCATTATCTTCTTCTGCAACTATTGCGGCTGCCGGTTTAGGTGTTGCAGGAGACTCGCTAACGGTTTTAGCAGGCTTATCGTTATCGGCATTCTTGCAATGATAAGCTTCGTCGAGGATCTTCTTGAGCTCGTCGTACGACTTGCTCACGACGTAGGTGGAAAGATCTAGCGTGGATTTATATACCTTCTCGATCTTCTCCGGTGACATATCTTCTAAAGCTTTTGGCATCTTAAACTTAGACGATACATAGGTAGGATAGTCACCCTGCTTCTCGACCTTAATCATAAGACTGCAACCATCGGCGCCCATATCAAATACGCGAGGGCCAAAATCCTCAGCACCTTCTCCTTCAATCGCATCAAAGATAATCTTACCGAGCTGTTTACCGAAACGAAGTACCTTAACTGTCCCGTTATTCTCAGGCGACTTACTATCGCTAACAACGAATACGTTAACCAACCAGTTTTCACTGCGACGAACCGCTTTAATTTTATCCTTCTCGGCCTCAGTCCCGGTGTTATACACACGATACCGCTCTTCAGCGATAGGGTCAGGTTGATCCCACGTTTGAAGTGAGGTTACGTTGATATTCTTACCATCAAGAAAACTCTTCCAACCAAAATTATAATAATGGAAGAACGTCTTAGCAGGATCAGTAAGATTAGGTAGAAGTCTAACTACGTAGGTATTACCTACGTCAGGTCGAAGAAAATCTTTAAGACGCTCTCCAATTTTGTTATCGTTCTTAGCAAGAGCATCGCGGATGCTCTCGAACATTTTTGTATTGTATGTAGCCATATATGTTATGTGTTTGTTTGTTTTTTATACGCGAGCTCTGCTAATGTCTTACATTTCTTTGACTCTAGATATTTGTTTCTAAAGCAGTAAAAACGGTCAACATACTCGTCGCTTAATATGAACTTTAATGTGTTTTTATCAGAAGTCCACAAATTCTTCTCGAAATTAACAAATGGAAACAATGCGTATACACTTACGTTAAAGTCTTTTAAGTGAACGATATAGTCATTAACCACCCCCGTAGTATAGTCGCAATAATTAATGATATCTATCTGCTCCTTTGTACAAAAATCCTTTATAAATTTGTATGACTCTATTACAAATTTAAGCTGATTGTCTTCATCGGGATTCTCGTATTTTAGTTTATTAATATAAATACTATAAGCTTTAATGGCTTTTTGAGATATATAGTAGTCTAGATAATACTGCGATGAAATAGGGTATATCTTATACGGAGCTGCGAAGAATAGATCTACTTTTATATGCTTATGTTTAATAAAGAGATTAGATAGATATCTAATTGCTGCTTCTACTTCGGTTCCTTCTATCTTCGAAAAATCTACTCTAAGCTTGTATGGCTTATTAAAGCTTTGCCGACTTATACGTAAGTAGGTATTATATATAAATCTTTCATACTCTATCATACTATGACTCTATTGTAGAATCTTTGCACTACTAGTATTATTTAAATATTTCATGATATACTTGCTCTTATATATTGATGGGTCAAACTTTAAGAATAACTGAATACATTCAAAATCTGAATCGACTTCAAATTGTTTCTTAAATATCTTACGTAATTGTTTATTCTTCAAAAAATGCAAAAAAACATTTGCAGTATTGAGCTTCTTACCATTCACGAGAGTAACGTAGGTGCAGAGCTTTGCAAACAGACAGTATAGTTCTTCATCTTCCATATTCCCTGAAGGAGAGTCAATTTTCATGCTGTTTAAATAGACTAGAAAATCTCAAAAATTTATCAGTTAACTTACCTGCGGCTGTTTTCTCCCTGCCGCCGCCATCACATAATTTAACAGCTAGTTTAGATACATCGTAGTCACACGTCTTATTAGCTCTAAAAGATACTCTCTTCATCGGAGTATTAACAATTATTGCTATATCAGCTCCACAGTCTTTAAATAGGAAGTCTGCTATATCATTTACACCGTAATCACTAAAACAGCATACTACTTTATACTTCTTAGTTATAGTAGTACTATAACATTCGAGATTATCAATTATATCCTTAACTCTGAGAGTATGATACTTTAGTGTAGCTTTATGTATAAGGCTAAATCCGGTATAACCTTGACTAAACTCTTTACAAAATTGAGCTACCCTATCGCCGCTCATACTATAGAATAGCGTATTTAAATCGTAGGATGTCTTTGTCTTTAGTTGATAACTGTCGAAGTCGCTAATTAACTTGACGAGTATTTTCTGATTATCTGTTAAGGATTTAGATGCCTGACTCGAAAAATACCTGTAAATTAGCTCTGTGCAGCTACATATCTCACTACGCTCGAATGCTGTCACCTTATTATTGTCAAGCAATCGAAGGATTTCGTCAGTACGACTTACATTACATAGAAATACTTTATCATATTTGTCTATGTGATGCTTTATAAAGGCATTGATATCCTCCTTCAGAGATGTCTCTGAAGTTACTTTATGGGTAATAGAGCTGCCACTAAATAGCTGATTTAATATCCATACACAGCCTGCACCGTCCAGGTTGGCGCCGGTAAAGATAAAAATACTCTGTTTCGACATTATTATAATTTATAGCCCTAGTCATTAGAGTCCATATCTAACGTTCTAAGTAAATTAATCGATGACTGGCCTAACTCTGTATTATTAGCAGTTTCATCCTCCACGATGGTTAATGTACTATAATCAATACGCATTGAATGTGAGCCCGAATTAACCCCAAAACGGTTCTTCATCATACCGAAGCTAATAATATTCTCCTGATTGTCGGGATCTGGTCTATAGATACTGCATATAACGTCAGCAGTAGCAGCAAGACCCATGCTCTCTGAAATAGTATTTAGACCTGGCTCGTTTGCATCATAACCCGATCGATTCAACTGCGTTGCTGTTATGACCGGGCAGTTAAATTCATACGATAAGGCTCTTAACTGCTCTGTGCAGTATTTTACGCGTTCATAGCTATTATTACCTATCGTTGAATGTAGAAGATTGACATAATCTATCACTATGGCATCGAGCCTAACCCCCTTAGAGGTTAGCTTCTTTATATATGCCTTTAAATGGTTACCTGTTATGGTACTCGGAGGAAATTCCTTAATAAGAATCTTACCATTAGGGTTCTTTTGATCGTGGGTACCGATATGCTCCTTGAGCTTATCCATTGATCCTCTTAGGCTACTAATAGGTATTTTTGAGAGGTTCGAATATAGTCTTTTTGCATACATGAACTCTGACATTTCGAGAGTAACTATTAGTACGGTCTTATTTTGCTTCGCTAAAGCTACAGCGGTATTACCAAGCACTATACTCTTACCTACATTAGTTTCACCGGCAAAAACATAAAGAGCTCTACCATCTCTTAAATAACCGCCACTGAGTCTACCGTCTAGCCACTGCCACCCTGTACTGACACACGGCATATCCTGCTCTATATGTTGCTTGGCGATATTAAAATCTCTAGATAAATCTATACCCATTTCCTGCGTTAGGGATATATTGCAAGCCTTTTCAAACTTTAACAGAATATCTGACGTATCAACTTTATTATTACCGATATCTTCCACCGTCTCCATCATTGTTGTGTATACTGCTCGTTCCTTTAGAAATTGTTCGGTATTACTGTATAATTCTTCCGTGTTAAGCTTAGAGCTAATATCGTCAAATAGCTTTACTACTGCTTTGAAGCTAGTCTTTAATTCAGAAGTAGTGAGATAAGACTTTATCTCTGCTACCGTGGGAGAGGTATTCCTCTTTATATAAAAGCCTGAGATTATACCAAAGATACTTCTTACATCCTTATTATTAAAGTATTTCGGGTCTACATAATCTACAATTGAAGCCAGGTATGTGCTGTCGGTCAGACTCTTATAGGCTATAATAACCTCGAAATAATCAAGATCAAGCTTTAACATCACTTAATATTATAGCTGATATTCGCTTAAAAACCTACGTTGATTCTCTACAAATGTTGCGTCATTAATGTTACTTAACCCCGGAGATTTATGAACGATATGAATCGGTAATACCCCGCAAACAAGACCTTTTCTAGTTGCATCAAGGGTGGATGATACATCATAATGATGAAAAGTATAGTTTTCATTAAACTTCCAACCAGCTTTTAAAGTCTTAGACCGGTTAACAGCTAAGAATACTCCGTCTAATATCGTAACTACCGCAGGCATAGGACCAAAACTTGTTACTCCTATCTGCATCACATTAGGAATAAAATGAGCAACTGCACCTCTCCAGTTCTCCCTCTTTGTCATTAGATGCCATAAAGCTGGAGCTTTAATAACAGGATCGAGAGCGCCTGCTACTCCTATAATATCATATTCTTGGAAGCCGTCTTTAATCTTATCGAAAATGTAGGCATCATCAATGTATACGTCATCGTGCACAAAGACTATACAGTCGTAATTCGTCAGCTCATTAATAGCTCGATTATACACCTGGCTTAGCCCTTGAGTATTCTGTGTGTAGAAGTGTGCGGAAAATTTTACACCTTTCTCTTTTAGTGATTTAAGACTTTCATATAGTAGAGTTTTTGCGGGATCTGTCTCTCTGGTAACTGATACAACGATGGATTTCATAGAATAAAGAACGGTGAATTATTTTTAAATCTGCCTACCACTTTAAAGTTGTTATCTACGAGTTCCAGCAAGGATCCCTCAGCGACCTCACTGCAACCCTCAAACACTGAAGAACTGTAGTCATCTTTATTTACATATAAAGTACTACCGCAGCGAGCTAAAAACAATCTATTATACATCTTATTATAAAGAGATGTGGTGTGAGTACCTTCGATCTGTGAAAGTACCCTCTTAATACCCTCTACTAGCGTATAATCATTACACTCTATCGACAACATAACAGGTATTATAGAGCTGTCAACTACATTTACAGCATCTACTATTAAAGACTTTTGAAGCTTCTTGTAGTTTGTTATAATACCATTATGACAAACTACCCAGTCGTTGTATATGAACGGGTGCGAAGTATCCTCATTAAATCTCTGCGCTGTCGACGTCGGTGCCTGGGTATGACCGGTAAAGTACGTTATAGATTCGGTATTTTGACTAAAATCATATATACCTGGTACCTTAATAATGTCACCTCCACGACTTCGACCAATAAATACCCCACCAAATGCAAAGTCACCTCTATGCATATTGGCCGCATACAGAGACTTAAATGTACTCAGCTTACTCGAACCAAATATAGCACACATCAGGATAAATATATTGCTAAAGCATAAATATTTCAAGAATAATATGATTGATAATAATCTGATATTTGAAACCTATCTTCGCAGTTTAAACGAAGCTACACCGTTTGCGGGGCCTGAGGATGGATTTGGTGCACCGGAAAAAATTCGTCATCATAGAGCCCAGAAGGGCGCTGTTGATGCTAGTGGGTACAGAATCGGTGATTACTCTCGCGATACCGGCAGAGATATCGTCGAGATTACTGACAATATCGTAGTTGCTATAAAAAATGAGATATTTACTCGCGATCCTCGTGTTGTCGGCGGTGTACAGTATCAACTATACTTCGCTGGTACTAAAGACGAATTACAAGATAGAGTTACAGGTATAATTCATAGGAAACTAGGAGGCAGTAAAGCTGATTCGGGATACGCCGCGAGAATAGTTGTTAACTATATACTTAAACTCGCAGACGTCGATAAGGGTAGAGTTGTTACAAAAGATTTTGAAGGCCAGGTTGCAGATGCTGCGCCTGTAATACAAGCTATACAGCAGGTAGTTGACCCGGCTGCTGTTAATAATCCTGCAGTACCCCGGGCACCAGCTCCGCCTGCTGAGCGAGAGTATACGCATATTTCCGTCACTTCTAAATATAAATTATCGGAAGGCCGGTCTAGAAATCCGTATGTAAATGAGATGTATGAAATACTGCGTCTAGAAATAGGGGAGGGTGAGGAAGTAACCGGAGCGAAGTTAGTAGAAATACTCGAGAGCGAAGCGGTATTACAATCTGAAATAAAAGCAGTTCTTTCAGAAATGCTTCAGGCAGGTATGATCGAAAAGATTGCAGATAATGCAGATCCCGCGATAATTTTAGACCCTGATGACGGTGATGAGGACTATAACTTAGATGCAATGAGTAGAGAGCTCACGAATATGAGACGAAATATCGCGCAAGGCAGAACCGAAGTTCCTGACACTGACGAATAATTATGAATAACTACGATTTAGAGCAATTATATATACATAAAATTGCAGGAGCTAAGATAATTTCTGAAGCTAATAACCCTTTTGGAACTTCCCCCTACGGCGTAGGTTCAAGAATTAAAAGAGCTCTTACTCCCTTCATGAGTAAGACTGCGCAACGATCTGAAGCTAAAAGTCAGCAAGATATTAACGACATGTACAATAAGTTCGTTGCTGAGTTAGCTAAAGTCGGTAAGCGAGAGGGGGACGCAAAATACGGTGACCTAACAGCCTATCTTAGTAAGCTTCCAGGTATTAACGCTAGCGCTACGACTTCTACAACCTGGGATCAACTAAATGTAAATCCTACACAAACATTAAAAACGTTTGGTGCACTTAGCCTAGGTAACGCCT